CAGGCAGGCTTTGCCAATATTCATCATGGGGCTCATAATAATTAGGCATACCCATTTCCAGCATACGACAAATATACCCAACCTGAGAACTGATATTATGGTTTTTGTCTGCTTTTGCACATTTTACATCTTCACGCGAATATCCATTAGCAAGCATCCACTTGTATGCAAAATCTTGCAAATCATTTGCTTTGTAATTTGTGTAATAGTAATTACTTGCAGATTGCTTGGCACGATGAAACTGTTGACCAGTCCATTTTTCATATCCCGCCCAAGATGGATCTTGCAATGCACTCTTACGAACTCGTGTGGGTGCTTTGATCTTAACTTTTGCAGCTCTACGTGCCATTTTTATCTCCTAGTAGTCAAATTGATCGAATGCGTCTTCAACACTCATATTTAGAGCATTACACACTTCTTCAATTTTGTCAAGCGTTTCATTTTCATCGCCGGGCCACTGTCCTGCCAGCTGTGCTTGATAAGTTTGAATAAGCTGTTTTACGTATTCCATTATTTACTCCACATAACTATGATAATAACGATTAGGCAGATCTTCACATGTAAAATTTGTATCTGCATAATTATCAACTGCAACACAGTTACCAGTTGAATAACTAAAAAACACTGTAGGCAGTGCCATAGCTTTATTAACAGCAATACCTAGCATTGTAAAGATTACCACAAGGCAAAATACTACAAAAACTTTATGAACAGCACTATCACTCATCATAAGTCTCCTTAATACAAAGAAAATTCCATTCAGAACGACTAACAGGTTCTATGCCAAACTTGATACAGTCTTTAACATAGTCCCTATAACGAAGGTATGACGTAATTTTTTTCATTACGCTACCTCTTCAAATCCAAAACTAGCTACAACATGTTTGTTGCCTTCTGGATCAACAATAATGTCTGCAACACTTACAGAATGCATACTATCAAGACGTTCAATGTTCTCTTCAGGACCAATGTTGCCAACTTCAAATACACCATTAAGGCTATCAGCAGTGATATTTGACACATGTGTATAGTAACCAAGATCATATGCTTCTTTAGCAATAGGTGCAATTTTTTTACCCATGCCAATGCTCATATCAAGTTTCATTTTATGCTTGGGAACACTATCATGTCCTTTTGCATTGATTGTGTCAACTTCAGCATCTGAAAGTTTAATTTGAAACAATTGATATTTCATAGCATTTCCTCTTTTCTAACTATACTTACACTTTACAGTAAGATATCTTACCTGTCAACCTTTTTTTAGTCCAATCGTGAACTAACATAAAGTTTAATACCAGTAAGTTTACCAAAAATATCAACATATTTTTGACAAACGGCTTCTTTGATGTCAACATTTTGCACAAACGTCTCACCTGGATTAGACAATGTATATCCGCCCGAATAGCTCTTTTTAAAACCAAGTGCTTTAAGAGCTTTACCTTCTTTGGTATTGCCTTTTACATAACTTTGCACCCATGCAAATCCACAAGGGTAGCCATCACCGTGCATTTCTTCAAGAACTCGAGCTTCCATACGAGCCTCGCCACATGCTACTTCGTGTGCAGTTTTAATATCCATCATCATCTCCCTTAAACGTAATCCGCCCAATAATCATTCCACATAGCTACATAGCCTACTTCTTTGATATGATCAGCGTCTTCTGATCCTTGAAGTAAATGTTCGTGTGTTTTCATAACTTCTTCCCATTCTTCAACACATTCACACTCGCCAATAGTTTTATGAGCTCTGCTCCAAAACTGTTCAACATTATCAAGTATCATACTACTCATTCCCATATCTATCATCCCTTTTCTTAACTTACTTTTATATACTACAGTAAGATGTCTTACTTGTCAACAAAAAAGCGCAAGATAAAATCCTGCGCTTTCAAAGACTTATAATTTTTTTAAAAATTATTTTTCTTCAATTTGTCGTTCAAATTCTCTCAAACGTTTATACACACTCATTAGTTCAATAATTGTGGGCCATGCTTTGAGCAAGTATTGCATACTACCTTCCACACGTCCAAACGCTCGAATAATTTGTTGCATCACACCTAGTGTAATTGCGCCTGTTACAATTGCAGGTGCTAAGAACACATAAGCACTCAACACGTTCGCTTGCAAATATGCAATACGTCCAATGTTAAAATACAAATAACGCAAATAGCTTTTAAAGTGAATACCACGAACACCGTCAAACAATTCTTCAATTGATTTGGGGCGGATTGTGCCATCATCTTCTGCAATCACAAGAATTTTACGATATGCCGCTTCTTTCTTTTGTAGGTCATATTCAACTCCTACTAGACGTAGCAACCAGCCTAAACCAATTAGGAATAATGTGCCGCCAATACTCCAAAGTAAAGCACCAGTAACTAGACCATATTGCCATTCTCCAAAGAAGAATATTGTAAGTCCTGTGCTTAATCCCAATAGAATTGGAACAAACTGAACAAGCACCATAATAGCTTCAATGAAACTAGTGCCCAGTCCTTCCATAATACGGCTAAATTTAATTGTATCTTCTTGCACACGTTGCGCCGCACCTTCAATAGTGCGAGCTTTGTCGTATACGCTGTGATACCATTCTACCATTGCTGTTCTCCAACGGAACAAATAGTGTGCAGTAAAGAAACTTACTACCACTGCAATAGCAACATAGATACCTGCAAGGTAGATAAAGTCAAATAGACTTCCCCAATACTCTGCAAAGGTAATACTGTTTGGTGCGGCCAATGCTTTTTGAATCATATCATAAAACTGACCAAACCATTCATTGATTTTTACATCAATTTCAACTTGAACCCATAGTGAGCCTAGAATAATAGCTGAACCCAGCCAACTCCAAAGCCACCAATCACGGTTCTTAAAAAACCTAAACATATGTTTTCCTTTTCTCTGTCTTATCTAGATATAGATACTACAATTATAAGCAAAAACAAACACTTGTCAAGTGATAAATACACTATATAAGGATTTAGTATGCCAAGACTCAGTTTATACAAACCATACAAAGGTAATGATTACAAATTTATGGATAGAAGTATCCGTGAACAGTTTGATATTGGCGGAACAGCAATTCATGTTCACAAATACTTGGGCCCGCAAGCACAAGAAGGCAATGATGATCCAAGTGAACCAAATTACGGTAGTGGATTAGAACGAGATTTTCTTAGTGGTGAAGAAATCAACCCTGAAGGTTTAATTGACGAAACTCAAATCCAAGACTTATTGTTTATGGAAAACAGAGACCGTAAATATGATACAGATGTGTATGAATTAAGAGGCGTATACAATGTAGGTGATAATGATTTTGACCTTACACAATTTGGTTTATTTCTAACAAATGACACATTGTTTATTACATTTCATATCAATGATATGGTAGAAAGACTAAACAGAAAATTAATGCCTGGTGATGTTTTAGAACTGCCTCATCTTAGAGATGAATTGTTATTAACTGCTGAAAAAGAAGCAATTAATAAATTCTATGTAGTGCAAGATGCTGCAAGAAGTGCTGAAGGGTTTTCACAGACATGGTATCCACATATTTGGAGAGTAAAAGTGGCACCACTTACAGATACACAAGAATATGCAGACATACTTGGTAATGCAGGCGATGAAAATTCACTTAAAAATGATATAAGTTCTTACAAAACAGAACTTAACATTTCAAACGCTATTGTAGCAAGTGCAGAAGCTGCAAACCCAACAGGATTACCATTAGCAGACCATTTGTTTGGTGTCGATAATGAACAAGATGAATACGATCATGGAGAAGTGTTAGAACAAGGTGATCAATTCCCACAAAATCCAAATGATGGAGATTACTTTGTCAGAACAGATTTTAATCCTAACAGATTATTTGTATTCCGTGGAAGTAGATGGCATAGATTATATGATAATGTCGCAAAAGATACTTGGAGCGACAGAACTTATAATGCAAGTGACTTTATTAATAACAATAGCACTACTGTAGTAGATAACAATGAATTCCCAGAGCGTCAATCATTATCGCAGGCGCTAAAACCTAAAAGTGATTTTGAATAATGGCACAATATTTTTACGACAAACAAATTCGCAGATACATACAGCAATTCATTAGACTATTTGCTGGCTTTACAGTTCAAATGGGTAAAAATGAAGATGGGTTACCTGTATATCAACAGGTACCAGTTAGGTATGGTGATATTAACAGAATGGCCGCACACATTACACGTGAAAACTCTGAGAATGTTGTTAACAGTGTTCCATTTATCAGTTGTTATGTAACTGCACTTAATATGTTACCTGAAAGAAGAACATATCAAGATTATACTGAAAAAATGCAAGTATATGAAAAAAAATATGACGAAGCAACAGGCACATATTTGAATGAACGAGGCAATAGTTATACAATAGAAAGACATGCTCCAGTGCCATATATGTTGCAAATGAACTGCGATGTATGGACATCAAACACTGATCAAAAACTGCAATTGTTAGAACAAATATTAGTATTGTTTAACCCAACACTAGATATTAGAACAAGTGATAACATTGTTGATTGGAGTGCATTATCTCATGTAGAAATGACTGGAACAAATTGGTCAAGTAGAAGTGTTGGATCAAGCATTGATGATATCATTGATGTAAGCACAATAAATTTTGATATTCCGATCTTTATTAATCCACCTGCTAAAGTTCAAAGACAAAGACTTATTCACACGGTAATTAATGAACTATACAGTTTAACGAATGAAGATTTAGATGATTTTAAAGAAAATTTACCATTTAATCAATCTACATTGGAATACACAATTGTTACATACGAAGATAAAAAAGCAAGGTTTGAAAATAATAAATTATACCTACTAAACAAAGATGGCACTAATTTAGACAACGACGGCAATCCATTGGACTGGACAGAAGAAACTAAACCGTTTGGTGTAATCAGAGATGGTATTAGTCAACTGAGACTCAGAAAGAATGGTTCTGATCCGAGTGACAAAGACAACGATATCATAGGTAAATTAACAGTTGATACAACAAATCCAAACGCTTTATTTGTTGACATTGATCCAACTACATTGCCTGCTAATACATTAGTGGCTATTAATGCCGTAATAGATCCAACGAAAAACTATCCAGGTGATGGCACTGTTCCTGTTACTACACCAGGTCAAAGATATTTACTACTAAATGATATTCCGCAGAATAGTCATTGGGGAGGATTAGTAGCAGGTAGATATGATATTATACAACACAACGGAACAGAGTGGATTATAGATTTTGATAGTTCAGCTTCAAGCACTACAGAATATACTACAAATGTAGCTACAAACGATCAATTAGAATGGTCAGGAAAAGAATGGTTAAATAGTAATGAAGGCGTATATAACGCTGGTTATTGGCGATTGTATCTATGATTGAAGCAAGTGGCTGTATTTTTTTAAGCCTACATACTGGAAGAATTTTATTACAACAAAGAGGAAGCAAAGTAAAACACCCAAACACATGGGGCTTTTTCGGTGGTAAAAGTGAACCAGGAGAAAGGCCAAGTGAAACACTTTACAGAGAAATTATTGAAGAAATAGGAACACTACCTAATATTTTAAAAGTTGTTCCTTTGAATAAATTCACTTCACCAAATAAAAATTTTGAATACAATAGTTTTGTAAGTGTAGTTGAAAAAGAATTTATTCCAATACTAAACGAAGAAAGCAACGGATATGCATGGGTTAAAATTGGAAACTATCCAAGCCCATTACACCCAGGTGCTAATATACAATTAAGAGATAATGAATTTACAAAAAAAGTAAAAACAATATACAAAGCCAATAAAAAAGGGACCTAAGTCCCTTTTTTTTATTCTGTAATACGTTTTTTCATACTCGCTACAAACTGTTCTCGTAGCCACTCATAATCATTAATTTTATTAAGTGCTTCTACATCGCCCTTGTTTGCTTCACCATATGCTTTACCTTCTAGCGCACCTTTAATACAATAACGTCCAAAACGTTCGCCGTTATCAATTGTGCACCAGGCTTCTAAACGTGCATCTGTTTCTTCTTGCTTTTGATTAGGATTAACTGTTGAAGCAAGTTTTACACACTCACGGAAAGCACTACGCCATGTTCTATATGGGTCTTTGTTAAATCTTGTATAGTTACTTACATCACTGATTGGTTGATAAAAACTTACACCAGTTGTAAAGTCTGGAAGTTCGTGACCCATTTCTAACAGTTGAACACGTGGGAATAGTTTTACAGCACCATAACCATATTCAAGTC